GACGGGACCGTCGTCGGCTACACGATGTGTATGCCAGTCAACTCCACCTCCGGCACACAGTGGAGCGAATCCGTGCTCATGCCCGACACATGCGAAGCCTACGGTCTCGACGCTGACAAGCCCATCCCGGTGGGGAACGGCTACTGGTTCGTACACCCCGCCATCATGTACGGCCAGCAGATCGCGCACGTCCGCTACGTCAACGTCGGTATGGGAGATGCCATCAACTCGTAACGAAGATGCGCCCAGACGAAGCAAACGAGATCCCTGTCGAAGCGACGAGCTTGCCCCTGTCGCTTCCTGCTCATGTGCGCGCCGTCGCCCTCGAGTATGCCTACGTGGGTGTGAGGCTCAGCAAGCATCTCAACCAATATGCAGGGTTTCCGCAACCTCAACCCCTGGACGTGGCAGACGTTGCGCTTGATCCGTCACATGCAGCGGAGCTCCTGCGCGCTGAATGGGGGCTTTCTGACAGGCCAGTCCACAGCATGATGCGCCTCCTTGAAACGGCGGGAGTGCGAGTCTTCTCTCTCGGACAGGGGCAAGCAGAGGTCAGCACGTTCTCCTTCATGTGGGAGGGGGTGCCTTACGTGTTCCTGCAAACAGGGCGGGATGCTGTAGCGCAGAGGTTTTCCCTCGCGAGCGAGCTAGGGCACCTCGCCATGCACGCCATCGACACTGAACCAGTTGGCACGCTGCGCAGGATCGAAGAGGCTAAGGACTTCGGGAGAGCGTTCCTCATGCCACCGTGCGCACTCTATGCCCACGGGAGCACCTGGACATCGCACGATGTCATCAACGCTTCCGTCATGTACGGAGCGCCTACAGGGGAACTGCTCTGCCACCTGTACGCTCTCGGTGTCATCAGCCTTCACCAAAAGACTGAGGTCGCCGCCGACATCAAAGGTGATCGCCCTAGCTGTCCTGTTGAAAGGTCGGCGCATCTACAGCGCATCAGACTCCACGCACTACGCGAAGCTGCCAGCAAGGCCGACATCAACGTCGCAACAGCATTCGAGTACCTGCGTGACCTGACCATCCGATCCGCATAACCAACTGACATGAGCCCCTAGCGGCGCTCTGCTCCTATAGGCACAACCGTCCAGAGAGGAACACCATGAGGACATTCTTCATCGTCCGAGGAGCACCCGGTATCGGTAAGAGCACCTTCCTCAGCCTCTACCAGGCCCGTGGCCAAGTCGTCTCCCTCGACGGGATCCGCGACGTGTTCGCCATGCCCATCCCCGACTGGGACGGCGTTCCCGGCAGGTCTATCCGTGGCGGCACAGAGGGGACGATCTCCCACATCCTCGAGTCAGCCCTGCGGTCACGTTTCGAGCAGGGCGGCGACGTGTTCTTCGACGCAACCAACCCTGAACTACAACAGTTCAAGCACCTCGCCGACCTGTCCCGCGCCTACGGCTACCAGGTCGCCGTCATCGACATGCAAGGAAACGCCACCGACGACATGATCCTCACCCAGAACGCAAAGCGAGCGGGCACCGTCAGCTACGTGCCCGAAGAAGACGTACTCAGGATCTCTGCGAGGGTGCGTGAAGGAACCCGCGAGTGCCAACGCTACGCGGGACGTGACATGTGGGTGTCGGCCCAGTGGGAAGAGCGTGACTGTGGGCTGCACATGGTCAACCTTGAGGCCATGCGCGAGTTCGTTCGCTCCACCATCGACGGCCACTACACGCGCACAATCACCATGAAGGCGGGGGAGCGTGTCGTCGTCATCGGGAGCGCCTACGGTGACGCTCACACCCTCAGCAAAGCGCTCATGGAAGCATGGGACGAGACCAAGGACGCGAGCGCCGTGACGTGGGTGTTCCTCGGAGACACGCTCGCATCCAGCCCCCACGTCGCCCAAGCATGGAAGATCCTCACGTACTTCGAGACCCAAGCCAAACAGCGCGGCCACGCCGTCATCTTCCTTGAGGGGATCGACGAGACGATCCTGCGGGAAACCCTCACTCGCGCCGTCAACCCCCGCGACTTCCCTGACGTTCAGCAGGCTATTGGGGCGATCACCCGCACGGGCGCACAGAAGCGCGACCTCCTGCACCATCTGAACAGCCTCACCTGCGCTCTCACCATCCACGCGCCACACGGCACCTACTACGTCACCACTGGCGGCACAGCAAACCAGGACCGCACGCTCACTCCCCTCGAGTGCGTCAACGGCGCGAGCGACCGCACCAGCACCTACCGCAGGAAGACCAACTACGAGGACTACGCGCAGCCCATCAACGACGCAGCAGCCCGCGCTGACATCACGATCATCCACGGCCACAGAAACGCGCCCCACGACATGCCCCGCGTCGTCGCCCTCGAAACCGCAACCGCGCCCGGTTACGTGATCCTCTGACCGCCCGCCAACACTCAAACACCACAACCACCTTCCACCGAAAGGAACCCCCATGGGACAACGAGGCGTACACGCCACAATCACTCAAGATGAGCGCACCGGCCTCATCACCGTCAACCATGTGACGGTCCAATGGAGCATACACATCGCAGAAATCATCCAGTTCGCGCTGCAACACGCGGGCAAGGATGGCTACACGCAGGACGAGTTCCTGACCCTCCTCAAGAAAACCGTCGCTGACATGGAGCACATCAGCGCCTTCAATTGCTCCGACGAGGACGATGTGTACTACGCCCCTCATAAGCCCATGGAGGGCTACTGCTTCGTTGCCCACAACTACGAGGATGGGAAGGAATACCGGCTCGGCATCGACAAGGGCGACGGTAGTCTCCTGACGAGCTACAAGGAGTCGGATCGCTACTCAATTCCTCGCGCGTTCGCCAAACGTAAGGCCGCTGAAAAGTTCATCAAGGAACACGGCCACGCACAGGATGCGGTGTCGTACCTGTGGGATCTGGACACTAACCAGTTCACGTTCTTCACCGTCTGGGGCGCTCTCGAGGCATACGACTTCGCAACCGGCGAGACCGTCACCTGCAAGGAGATCACCTACAGTCTCGACCAGCTGCGCCACCCGAACGCATCAGTCAAATACGACGGCAGACTCTCGTCAAAACGGATCGTTCGCCTCTATGAAGGAGCGCTCCCCGCAGAACCCTCCACTGAGGAGGAGAGCGAGTCCGACATCGCCCTACGCGCCTCCCAGCGCCTCCCCCTCCAGTGGCCAGGCGGCGACGTTCCCACCCACGCCCGCATCGCCCTCCTGAAGCGCAGCGCAGCCCAATACGCCGCCGTCGTGTGCGCCAACGGCAAGGAGTTCCCCGCGAACCTCCTGACCGTTGACCAGGCCCTCGAGGGCAAGGTTATCGACCGCAACCCCTTCGTGTACGACCCCCACATCGAAAACGAAGCGCAGCTCGCCTACGTCGTCACCGACTTCTCCGGCAACCCGCAAAACGGGGGCGGCGAGTGGGAGTTCTCCAAGATCAGCGCCAAGACCGGGCGCGTGGACCTGGCCCGCACCTACAAGGTCACTGGCAACCTGGAAGAGAACACCCTCGACGAGCTATTCAACAAGGCCGTCCAAGGTGGAGCCCACAAGCCAGACGCATACTACGGGCGCGCACCCGAGTGGCTGGCAGACTTCATGCGTGACGTGAGCACCGGCCCGTGGACGCTTGGCGACGCTGAGTACTGGTCGAAGCGCTGCGGCGTTCCCTTCGACTACGAGACGCAGATGCCCGACACCCCAGCAGGCCTACAGGAAGCGTTCGAGCAGAGTGCCCTGAAGTACGCCGACGCGATGAAGCCTGACCTCGCCGCATTCCCGAAGGGCAAGCCCGTCAAGAAGCGCCTCGACGCAATCCAGCGCCGCTGGCTCCTCGGCTTTGCTGGCCGTCCTGTTATGCCTGAAGATGTCGAGCTGTCCCCTGTCGTGGACGGCAAGCTCGTCGAGGCCTACGTGAAGTCCTGGGATCGCTCCCTCGTCATCCCCATGGGGGATGCTCTCGACAAGCTCGTCTACCGTGCCCTGGCGGCAGCAGTCTACGACTACGCGGGTAACCGCAACGCTCCGCTGACGAACCTGCGCCTCACAGCGAAGGACAGTGAGGCCATCATGTGTGCTGCGTTCTCCCCCGCGTGGTCAGCAAGTAAGCGCCTCAACAACCGCCAGGCTGTCATCAAGCTGAGCGACTGGATCGCAAAGCACTAACCTGCAAGGGCCCCGGTCGTGCGATAAACACCATGACCGGGGCCCTCTACATCCCAACTAGGAAGGCCCCAGAACATGAACGAACAATCAGCTCTCTACGCGACGATCAAACACGATGCTCGCACCGGACTCATCAGCGTTGACTACATGACCGTCAACGATGGTGAGTTCACATTCCTTGCCCTCCAGCACGCCCTCCAGCGCGCAGGCAAAGACGGCTACAGCCGCAGCGACTTCCTGAAAGTCCTCAAGAAAACCATTCACGACATGGGGACAGTTGAATCGTTCGCCCTGATCGACTCAAACGGCGACTACGGCTTCGATGGCAGCGCACCCCTCAAGGGCTACTCCGTCGTCCCCTACTACACGGAAGAAGTAGGAGGCTCCGAGCCGAGCTACGTCGGCCTGAGCAACAGGAGCGTCGTTGAGCGCAGCTGTGAGGCGCGCGCGTTTGCTCGCCGTGAAGCAGCCGAGGCGTTCGTCAAGACCCACCCCAGCGTCCAGGAGGGCGTGTCCTTCCTGTGGGATCTGGATGCCGACCAGTTCACGTTCTTCGCTCATGAGGGATCCAGTCTCGAGGCCTACGACTTCGCAGACGACGAGATCAAGACGTGCCGGGAGGTCACCTATAGCATCGACCAGGTGCGCCGGGCCGCAGGTGAAGTCATGTACGAGAGCGACGGGGAAGAAGACACCATCATTCCCCTGTACGACGGGCCGCTTGCTGAGGAAGGCGACGAGCTCACGGACCATGAGCGCTGCGTCAAAGCGCACTCGCGACTCCCCATCCTCTTCCCCGACAACGCCAACCACGAGATCAAGCAAGTCACCATCGAGCTCCACAACCGAGTGCCCTCCCAGTACTTCGCGCTCGCAACGTTCGACAACGAGTACGAAGGCAGGCGATCATGCCCGACGAACCTCCTGCGTATCGACCCCAGGCTCCTCAACGCTGACATCTCCCACAACCCGTTCATCTACACGCCACCGACATCAGAACAGGCCAACTACCCCGCCTACGTCATCACCGGCTTCAAGGGCACTCTGTCCACGTGGAGCGGCGACTGGCAGTTCTCCAAAGTCAGCACCACTACGGGGCGCGTAGACCTAAACCGCACCTACAAGGCGACCGGCTCTCTCGACGAGAACACGCTCGACGACCTGTTCAACCAGGCCCTCCAAAACGGCGCACAGGAACCCACCCCACTAGAACACCCCACCCCCGAATGGGCCGAAGAGTTCATTACGGCGATCAGCACGGCTCCCTGGACCGTCGCAGACGTAGAACAGTGGTCCCACATCTGTAGAGTCGCAGGCGGTTACCCCTTCCCCGACCTTGAACTCGACAAGCAGCAGGCACAGAAGGCCTTCGAGGAAAGCGCATCCAAGTATGGGGCCGTCCTGGACACGAACATCGTCCCCTTCCCCAAGGAGAAGGAACTCGAGTCTCGCCTGCGATACATCCAGAAGCACTGGTCAACAACCGATGCCAGTGAAGAACAGAAGCAGATCCACCCGTCAGAGATCGAGATTGCGCGCATCTGCGACGGCACCCTCGTCGCCGCCTATGTCAAGCCCTGGGAGCGCACCATCGTCGTCCCCATGTGCGACGCTCTCGACAAGATCACCTACCGAGCAATGAGCACCGTCGAAGCAGCTGACCTCAACGTGCCGACAAGCTCGACGGTACTGCGCGTGACTTCCCCGAAGAACACGGAAAGCATCATCTGCTCAGTGTTCTCACCCGCATGGGCCAGAGCCCTCGCCCCCGAAGGGGCTACAGCAAAGGCCCCCACCCTCGAGCAGTGGATGCAGTACTGCTGACCACTCGCGCCCCGGTTGCCTCGCGTTCATCGTGGGGTGGTCGGGGCGTTCTCGTAAGCGTCGCCGCATCAACGAAAGTGATGCTCTCCCCATAAAGCCAACGCCCCACAACCACTGGGGAACCACGGAAGGAACAAGCAAATGGCATCCCTGCCCCCAATCAAGTGGCCCACAGGCCGCACCCCCACCAAGGTCGAGATCTTCGCTCACCAGCACAAGGGCGGTCGCGTCGCCCTCCACGTCGTTGAACTCGACACTCACCTCATCTACCCGGCGTTCCTCCTGGAGGACATGACCGGCCACTGGAGCAGCACTGAGGGCTGGCGATCCAACCCATTCCTGTGGGTCAAAGGCAACGAGGGTGACACGCGCATCCTCCACTTCAAGGGCAACCCCTCCACATGGGAGGGCGTGTGGCAGACACAGAACAAGGTCCGCGACGTGAAAGCCCTCCCCGCCTTCGCCAACACGTACAACGACGGTGTTGACCGCAAGAGCGACGAGCTCATCAACAGCTTCACCTACGAGCAAGCCAGCGAAGGCCACGGGCCCCTCGAGGACACTAAGACCGCCGACACTCTCCGCATCCCCCAATCGTTCTACACGACGTGGGGCAAGATGCGCGCCGACTACCTCGCCGAATACGACAAGTACGTCGGCATGACCCCCGAGCCTGGCGGCAACGTCACGGTCGCCCACAAGGAGTTCTGGACGAAACTCTGCCAGAAACAGAAGGGCGGCGAGGCCATCCTCCCGTACACGCCAGTCGCCTCTCTGTCTGACGAGCGATACCTCCTGCTCCGCGACACGCCACTCGCAGACAAGAATGATCTGGAAGGCCTTGTCGCCTTCAAGAAAGGCACCCCCGAGGAGAAGCGAGCAACGTACATTGCGAAGAAATGGGGAGTCGCGGACCCCCGCACAGGCAATCTCATTGGCTTCGACCAGATCCGCGTCGAAACCAGCTTCGCCGGCAAGACCGCAACCGTCTACGTCGCCCCCTTCGACATGACGTTCCTCATGCCGAACATGCCGGCCCTCGACAAGGAGATCTACCGGAACCTCGGCAAGATCATCGAGCTCGTCAAGGCCTACGACCCGACCCTCGACGTGACCTACCCGCAAGGCGCATACACGTCCCCGACGAGCTTCCCCCTCCAGCGCGTCACCAGTCCCCACTGGATCGTGCTCTCACGGAACTTCAACGCCCTGACCGCGCCAGACCCCACCGCCCGCAGGTCACGGACAATGACCCTCAGCGAATGGGCGCGCGCCAACTAACCCCCTAACGCGGAGGGGCAGGAACACTCACACCCTGCCCCTCCGCTTCACCATCTCGAAAGGACCACGACAGGAACACCCGCCATGCTGACCAGCCCCTACCAGCAAACCAGCAACCAGCCCATCTCCGTGTACGGGCAACCCCTCGGAATGCCAGAGTTCGACGGTGAGGACTACGACAAGAAGCAGAAGCGCGCCTACACGGCGTTCCTACGGTCCCGACCCGCCAACTATCTCCCCACTCTCGAAGCGCTACGCCCCCAAGGATGGGTCATCCCCCGACTGTTCGAGACCGACCGCTTCATCGTCACCGAGCCCTGGGACGCATCCCTCCCCGACGTTGCAGCCCCCCTGAAAGGCAGCATCGCCTTCCGCTACGACAAGCCCCTCGAGGTCACGACCTACGACGAGTACTACCAGAAAACCGGCACGCAGCCCGTCACCTGCCCGTCCGGCAGCATCCCCATCGCCTCGCAAGTCAACCTCCGGCTCTCCCCAGAGCAGGCAAACAACATGCCTGACGGCTTCAAGTACGCCCAACGCGCCCCACGGTCAGACGAATACCCTGACGGAGCGTTCCTGTACTGCGTCCCTAAGACGTTCCTCGACAAGATCGTCCCCTACACGCTGATGCTGTCCCGCAAGCCCCTCGCGCGAACCGTCGAACGCTACATGTTCCCCCTGTGCGCCTACAACACATCCCTGTACCTGTCCGTCGTCCGCGAGTCCCCCTTCACCACCCGCTACCGCGACACCGCCCCCATTGCCCTGTGGGCCCAGTACAACAGCAACTTCGACAGGGCCATCACCAACCTCATCGACCTGTGGGGCAACCAAGGATGGGTACCCATGCGAGGCCAATACGCGCTCAGCACCGGCGAAGACCTCGCCTACAAGCATGACCTCTACGACGACAAACTCCCCGCCCCACCAATCAACTAACAGCAAAGGACCAAAACTGTGGCCACACAACACAGATCCCACGCGACGATCTCCGGCGAAGACCTCTACCGCCGCGTCATCGAAACAGCCCGAAGCGGCAAACGCCTCCCCGCAGGGGCACTCCTCGATGCAGACAACTACAGCGATTTCATCCGCGCCGTGACTAACGCCAACAACATGGATGACAACACGGCGGCAGTAGTGCGCCGCTACCTAGGGCTGGCACACTCTGTCCAGCTCGACCCCGTTCAGGAATACGACCGCTTCTACCACCGACTCTTCAACATCCCCACCCGCCCACAACCATTCAAAAACCCCATCGAGACCGACGCGCAGATCCTCAGCGGCCCACACGGCCCCTACCTCTACCGGCAGCTCATCCGCCACTCGAACGAGAAAACAGCCGCCAACTTCCTACGAGACCTGTGCGCCAAGTACCCGAAGACGATGGAAGGCTCACTCCTCTACGTCCAGGCTTACGGCGGTATGCCGAACAACTGGTCCACACTGGCCCTCAAGGCCGGCGGGACCAAAGTGCGCGAGTGGGCTCAGGCCCTCATCCAAGACACCACCGCAACACGCGACGACATCATCTGGACTATGCAGAAGCTCAAGGACGGCTTGTTCGACCCCAGCGTCACCGACGAAGACAGGGCAACGCTCGCAGGCGCAATCGCCGGCGCAGTCGTGAGAAAAGACGGCCCCGCCCACGTCTACAGCTGCCTACACCACTGCGGCCTGCTCGACCTCTGCCTCCACCACTTCGGACACCTGCTACCCCGCTGCTGGGTCCAATCTCCCATCAGCGTTGCAATGAACCAGGCCCACTCCTACGAGTGGGGAGTCTGGGCAGGGTTCGCTCCCGTCGCCAGCCTCTACCTCGCAGAAGACGAAACCGCCGAGCCCAGCATCAACAGAGGCGAATACGCGCACACGTTCTTCACCGCATACAACGCTGCCCTCGCCGCCGCACGTTCAACCCCCCTCATCAAAAAACGATGGAACTACCTAGCGATAAACAAAGCCCCAGAACACCTCATCGACATGTGGCTCAAATGCGTCACCGGACGCATCGATGAGTGCTACGACTACTTCGACGAGCACTACTGCATCGGCGAACCGGACGGCCTCTGGGATGAAAGCATCGAGCCCGCATGGGATGTGCACTACGCCCTCATGTACCTCGTATGCAGCCATGTCGTCCCACCCGGCCTCTACAAACGCCTCAAGCATAACGACGCAGTAATGGCACTCCTGTTCCGCTACGAGGCGGTCTCCGTCGCAGGGCTGAACACCAAAGATCGTTCCCGTCGAACAACCGTGGACGAGATGATGGAAGCCGAAGGCCTCAGTGAGGCAACCAAGCGCCTCTACGTCGAAGAGCTTGAATACATCAACAGCGAAGCTCGACGCACGCGCCCCCAGAAGTAACCCCCAGGTGAGGCCCTGCCAGTTCACGCCGGCGGGGCCTCACTCATCTCGAAAGGACAACCTATGACCAGCCAGAACTGGACCCTCACTCCCAGCGGCTACTGCTACCATGACGACGCTCCCGCAGAAGGGTTTCAGCTCCCCCTCAAAAGCGCACCACCTTCGCCTGTGCCTGTTCGTGTCGTGAGCTTCCTGAGCGCCCTCACTCAACAGGAGGTGAGCGTCTGGGACTCCCAAACCCCCGACACTGCGCAGCTCGTGTCGAAGCTCGACGAAACACGCATCTCCCAAGCGTTCCTGACCGCTGTCGCCAACACAGGACAGTGGGGGTGGCTGCACGTCCCCGTCGATCACGAGTCAGGGCGGGTTGGCTTCAATACGATCTGGGTTCTTCCCGTGGGTGGGGGACAGGCTTGAGGGGTGTTGCAGGTGTCCTACAAGGAACAGCAGATGTGCGTGGCCGCGGCTTCTACCTGGTCGATGAGGTGAGCGGGCGAACCGTGCAGGTGTGGGTGCGCGAGCAGGCGGTGCCGCTGATGCGTCGGATGCTCGGCGTGAGAGTGCTGGTTGTGGGGAGCATGGATGATACGAGGAGGGCGGTGTTCGCTGAGGATGTGCGTCCGTGTCCGATCTTCACACCATCCAATATGTGACCCATCTAACCAACATTGTGGATATTAGGGCTTGCACATCCAAAGTGGACGACATATGCTATAAACCATCCCGAACAGGGATACTACTTCACTCAACAATCCAGAAGGAGCAATCACAATGAATACCAAGAAGATCATCGCGGCACTTGTCGCATTCACCGCCGCTGCCACCCTCGGCGCGTGCACCAACCCCGGCAAGGAGATCGCCCACTCCAAGGACAAGACTCCCGCCCCCAATGCGCAGCCGACTAACCCGGCCCCCGCGCCGACCGCCCCCGCGCCTGCGCCCACAACTCCGGCCCCCAGCACTCCGGCCCCCAGCAACCCCACTTCTCCGCGAGTGCCCGTCTCTCCCGCGCCGACCACCCCGCAGCTCGGTCAGGGCAGCGGCTTCTATGGCTACACCAGCACCGCCTCGCAGCCCACTTTCTCGGATGGTGGCTACGACTACGCCACCCCGGCGGACAACACCGTGTCTGCCGACACGAGCCATGCTGCCGCCCAGGCGCGTTTCGCTGCGGCCCAGGCCGCACTCCTGGATGCGAACAATGCGCTGACCGACGCGCAGAACAAGCTCTCCGCAGCTCAGGACGCGGAAACCGCTGCTCAGGGTGCGCTCGCGGACGCGAAGGTCAAGGAGTCCGACGCGAAGGCTGCGCTCGACGCTGCCATGCAGGCTAACCCCGCCGGGTCCGTGGCCTACATGAAGGCCAAGAACGACCTCAACGACGCGAAGGCTGCGACCGTCGCCGCTCAGAAGAACCTCGACCAGGCGAACGCTCAGCTGGCCAATGCTCGCACCCAGGCCGACAAGGCTAAGAGTGAAGCCGACACTGCTCACTCTGAGCTCGACAAGGCGAACACCGCCCTCAAGGACGCACAGGACCGCCTCGCCGCCGTCATGGCCGACCAGGCCACTCGAGCACACGCCGCCGTCGATGCTGAAGCCGCCCTGGATGCTGCGAAGGACGCGAACGCTGAGGCGCAGGCCAAGAAGGCCGAGGCGAAGGCCGCTCTCGAAGCGTCTACCGCCTCCCTCAACGCTGCTCAGACGAACCTTGACGCAGCTAAGCGCGCCGCCGAAGCCGGTGGCATCAACTGGGATGGTCTGACCGTCTCCGAGAAGCAGGAACTCGTCCGCGCGTTCCTGCTCAAGATGATGAACGACTACCGTGGGCAGTACCGACTGCCCGCGGCCCCCATCGGCGTTGACGTGCAGGCATTCGCCCAGGCGCACGCTGACACCAACCCCGGCTTCATGGTCGGCCCCAACATGGCTGACTGGGATAAGGCAAGCGCCGACGGTCTCACCAACCGCCCCTACGGCTCCCTGTCCACGGGCACCAGCTGGGAGGGACGTAACCCTCTCGAGGCTGCTCAGGATGCCTTCGAGAAGTTCCGTAACAACCGCTACGGCGATGCGACGATGCTGAATGAGCGTATCAACGCCTTCGGTATCGGCGTGAGCGAGGACGGCCACATCGCCGTCGTTGGCTTCGTCGCTGACGAGAACACCAAGGGAGCATACACCTACGCGCCGACCGGCGTGGATGTGTGGGGCGGCAAGGAGATCCCGCAGGCCACGAACCCGACCTACTCCCCTTCCCACTCCTACCCCGGCTTCGAGGGTGAGGTTGAGACGAAGGAAGCACCCAAGGTCACCAAGGCCGACGGAGCTAACCTCGCGCAGCTCGAGCGCACCCTCAACGACGCTCAGGCCACCGTCACCCGCGACAAGGAGACGGCGGAGAAGGCCACTGCCGCCGCCGACAAGGCTCAGGCTGACCTCGAGGCCGCTCAGGCCACGCGAGACCAGGCCGTCGCAGACCGAGACAACGCTGACCCCGCCGCCGCACGCCAGGCCGTGACCGAAGCGTCCGACGCTCAGGCCAAGGCCCAGGACAAGGCCACCAAGGCTGATGAGTTCGCCCGCGAACAGGCCGAGCAGGTCGCCCCCGCCCAGAAGGATGTCGAGCAGGCCACCCAGGCCGCAGCCGAAGCCGTCAAGGTTCAGGAAGCCGCTCAGGAAGCCTACGACACTGCCGCCAGCGACGCTGCGGACATCGTAGCCGCCGACAAGGCGCTCACCGATGCCCACAAGGGCACTGAGGACGCGCTCGCGGGCGTGGCTGATGCGGTTGCCAACCGTGTCGAGGCTGAGGATGCTGTCACCTCCGCTCAGGAGAACGTGGCCTCTGCTCAGGCCGACGTGGACGCAGCCGTGTCCGAGCTCGGCAACTGACGGGAAGGTTTGAGAAATGTCCCCTGCCTGGCGTGCTGCTTCTGGGTTCGAGTGAAGTAGTGCCTGAGTGCGCCGGGTAGGGGAGTGCCCCCAGGTTTCGTGTGGAGCCTGGGGGTTTTCTCCACCCCAAATGCCCTGTGATCTACTTAACCGAAACGCGGGTTCTTAACGGTTGCGCACCATGTCCCGCACTGCTAGATTAATTCATGTCAGGAGGCCACTTCTCCGACTCCTGATAAGTGTGAATAGGGACAGCCGCCCGAGGGGAACGACGACCTCGAGACAGTAAACCTCGGGCGGTGATGCTGCTCTAGCTCAATGGCAGAGCATCCGCCTTGTAAGCGGACGGTTGAGGGTTCGAATCCCTCGGGCAGCTCCACCGCCACAAACCAGTGGCGATGAAACTGAATACGGGGTGTAGCGCAGCTTGGTAGCGCATCTGCTTTGGGAGCAGAGGGTCGCAGGTTCAAATCCTGTCACCCCGACGACATGCTCAGCATGTAAAAGCCTGGATGCTATCAAACCGGGGAGGCCTACTTGGTTTGATACACACGGTCTGGGTGGGGCTGGAAAGCTACCAGCCCTCGGCACCTAGCTCAAGAAGGCAGAGCACCTTCCGAAGCCCCGTCCCGCAAAGGTTCAGCCTTGCGACGGCGGAGGAGTAAAGGCGTGAAGGAGATGCTGGTTCGAGTCCGGCAGTGCCGCCCCACAAGGATCTCTAGCTTAATTGGGGTTGTAAAGCGGTGTTCTAGGCCCGCAGCGCGACTCCCTGGGTAAAGCGCCTGCCCGAAGGACGGCAGGAGATGACAGTTCGATCCTGTCGAGACCCACAGCGCTGGTTCTGGTGGACCGGAGTAGTAGGTGCGGGTTCGACTCCCGCCACGCGCCCCGCAAGGGCGGTGTAGCTTATCGGAAGAGCGGCGAAACGAGAGGGGTTCGATTCCCCGGCGTGAGAGAACAGAATACTAGTCAGTTCTCGGACTGGGGGTAGCTCCCCCTTTCTGGACCGTTAGCTCAACGGTAGAGCGGCTGCTGGATCGTTTGATTGTTCCTACGACCAAATGATCGAGTGGCCGATGCAGGTTCGATTCCTGCACGGTCCACAATGCGTAGCTCTAATTGGAAGAGCGCCAGGCCGTAAAACCTGGAGGTTGCGGGTTCGAGTCCCGTCGCAGAGCGCGACTTGTTCGCGTGCGAAGGCAGCGAAAGCTAACCGTTGGGGGTTGATCTCCCCAGGGGATAGTCGGACCTGTTTTCGTCAGGGGTATAGTTCAGCCGCGATCTGTTCGATGCGCACGAACGGAACGTGTGGGTGCGACTCCCACTGCCCCGCCTGGGCCGTTAGCGACAATTGGTAGAGCGCCTGCCTTGCAAGCAGGAGGTTGCGGGTTCGAGTCCCGTATGGTCCACAGCTGCTCTCGTAAGAGGTGCAGCTACCTAGATGCTAGGTGTCCTCCGGGACTACCTGGCTTCACAGAGAGAATCAATCACACTGTCAGCCCGCCTTGCGGGGCGGGTTGGCGTGAAGCGCATTTGGCGGAATTGGCAGACGCGCTGGATTTAGGTTCCAGTGCCTTCGGGCGTGTGGGTTCGACTCCCACAATGCGCACGATCGTCATTGACGATCCTCCTATCCCAGGTGGCGTGAGGTCGCCTGGACAGTAAGAGGCTCTGCTCCTCCAATGGCTTTGCTGCATAGGCTTTGGCTGGAGTTAACAGGTGAAAAGCACCCACCTTAAGGGCCCCACCTCACAATGGCGAAGGCTTCCGGCTCTCTTTTCTTCTCAGGTCGGAGGCCTTCCGCCACGCTTGGAGCGTTTTCCTGCAACCAAACGCCAGTGACGCAGTGTCGCGCTCTCTAAGATGGGAGACGACTCTCCCATGCTTTCGCAGAAAGGAACACCTCACCAATGAATCGTTCTCGCACCGTCGGGGTGGGGCTGGTAGCAGCCTTGTCTCTGGCGTTAATCCCTGCCACTTCGTTCGCAGCCCCGTCACAGACGGACTCCTCATCTGGGGATGCGTCGATCATGGCTCCCAGTAACCCGTCCGTGTCTGAGGAGGACCGGGAAGCAGCTGATGCTCAGCAGGCTGAGCTGGACGCTCGAGCGGCCCGCCCCGACCCGCAGCTGCCTCCCGCGCCCGTGCCGTCAGCGCCTTCGACGCAGACCCCGCCCCTGGTCACCACGCAACCGGATGGGAGCGTCGGTAACGACAAGGTGCACATCCTGTCCCTGTCGGGCGCTGACTGCATCGTGGTGGAGTCGAATGGTCACTTCGGGATCGTGGACGCAGGCGACGACAACGACTACCCGGACGGGTCAGACCCCCGCTACCCGTGGCGGGCGAACATCGCGACGTGGGGACAGGAAGACCAGGTGCGCCCCTACCTCGACAGTCTGGGCATCAACTCCTCCAACCTCGACTTCTTCATCGGCACTCACCCACACTCCGACCATATCGGCTGGGCTGACACTCTGATCCACAGGTACCGCCCCAAGCACATCTACACGCCCGTCTACGACGACTCCTACTCGGTCGGTGACGACGTGAACCCGCTGTGGGACAACCAGAAGATCTACGACGATCTCGTGGCCGCAGCGTCGTGGGCGCAGGGCGCGTATGGGGCGACGTTCGACCAGCACGTCAAGCCCGGCCAGGGCGACCTCATCCAGATGGGCGACATGCTCGTCCAGATCATCCCCCTGTCTCCCGACGAGGAATACGCGCGCCCCGGTGGGCTCGCGAACACGAACCTCATCAGCTACACGGCGAAAATCACCGCTCACGGACACAGCGCCTACCTGTCTGCCGACCTCGAGAGCGGCGAAGGCAAAGAAGACTACGTAGCGGGGGTAGTCGGTCACGTGGACTGGCTGAAAGCCGGCCACCACGGCCTCCACACATCGAACAGCGAGTCCTTCCTCGACGCGCTCTCTCCGTCGCTCGTCATGAACACCGGCTATGAGTTCCAGACCCCCGACCGTCTCGGTCTACCCGCGCTCAGGGGCCGCTACGAGTGGTTCGAGGCGTACTCGATGCGTAACGCCGGTATCCCCGCCCTCGTCGGCACCTTCACCCCCGGCGGGATCACGCGCCCACACATGAACGTCGGTATGGGCCACACGTTCGGATCGACCACACCCCACACGTACTGGTTCTACGACGGTAAACCAGCGGTCACGCGCGGATGGTGGCAGGGCTTCTATGACGGGTGGCACTACTTCGACGGATCCGTGTCCGCGGTCGAAAACGGCTGGGTGCTCGACAAAGGCAACTGGTACTGGATGGACGGCCTCTCCCGCATGGCTGTGAACACGTGGGTTCAGGACGGCGACAAGTGGTACTGGGTGGACGGCTCCGGGCACATGCTCCGCGGCGGCTGGTATCGCATCGGCGGAACCTGGTACTACCTCACTGGCTCCGGCGCTATGGCGACCGGCTGGCTCAACGACCGTGGTTCCTGGTACTACCTGCTCTCCAGCGGCAAGATGGGGCAAGCGTGGGTTCACGATGGTACCGGCTGGTTCTGGATGGATCCCTCGAGTGGGCGCATGGACGCTGGCGGCTGGCGTAACATCTGGGGCTCCTGGTACTACCTGAGCGGCAGCGGTAAGGCTGTCGAAGGGTGGATGGCAGATCGGGGCTCCTGGTACTACATGCAGCCCGGCAACGCGCAGATGCGCACCGGATGGATCAACGACGGCACCGGATGGTACCTCCTGTCGAACAGTGGCGCTATGCGCTCGGGCGGCTGGGTCCAAGACAGTGGCAACTGGTACTGGCTCGACGGCAACGGGAAGATGCTCACAGGCTGGCTCCAAACGGGCGGCGCATGGTACTGGCTCAACCCCGACAATGGACACATGACGGTCGGCACGGCCACCGTTGATGGTCGCTCCTCCCAGTTCGCCCCATCGGGCCGCTGGCTCGGATACGCCTAACACCCCCTCCCCAGTGGGGGATACATGAAGAAGCGCCCACCTCGACTCCTTTGTGAGGTGGGCGCTTCGCTATGTGCCTCTTGATGGCAACCATTCGCCACACCCAGTTTAATGTGCCGAAGAGTGCATCGTGTGGATATAATGGGGCCGTGGGTAGTTGCAGCTACCCACAGCCGATGACAATCGTCCGCCCAGTTCACACCCTGGGTGCTCATCGGATCAGAG